TAGGAAAGCGCAGCGTAGCCCCGGCGATAGTCTCGGCGCTTTCTGCGACGCCCAGCCGCACGTTGTTGTGCGTTACCACGTCGCCGATGAAGAACTGCTCGAGCCACTTGCAGGTGCTCTTAGGCTCATAGCGGAACGTGCAGCCTTCGCGGTTCAGCAGGTGGGCAAGCTCGGTCTCGAGTTCGTCATCGTCCGAGCGGTTTGTCCCGCCTTCCCATCGTCCCCAGTTCGAGATCGATGTGGCGTCTACCTTGACGTTTTCCAGCGCGTCGCCATGCAGCGCGTTGACCATGGGCAGCAAGGTACGATGGTAGGTCGCTTCGGGAATCATGGCCTCAACGAAATCGTTAATGACCACAGACGCAGACCGATCGGTTCCTGCCCGAGGAGCCTTGGTCTTGAATGTGTAGGTGACGGCCCCGCCGCTGAATGTGGGCCGCAGCTCATAGTCGAACGATTCTTCCTTGGCCAGAGAGGCAATCGCTTCGCCTAACAGACCATCGCCCAGCGCCATGGTGATGTCGCCGGCGCATTCGGCGGCGTCGGCCTCTACTGAGAGCGTCCCCCAGGTCCAGTCGCGGCTGTTGCCTTTAAGGTCTAACTCACACGCCCCCGGCAGCGCGGTGTAGCGAAGGAGCTTTTTGGCATAGTCGTCCGCCTTGCCAGCGCTGATACTGATGGTGTCCGCGATGGTGCCGTTCTTGTGATAGATCAGCCGTGAGTTGAGTAACACTTCCGTGCCCACCACGTCGATCTCGTAGACGTTATAGGCTCCCTGTTCGCTCTCCCCGCCATAGCGCAGCACCACGTTAGCTATAATACCGTAGAACGTATACTGTGAGCGGAAGTAAGGCGTAACCCGCAAGAGCTGCAGGGCCGAGGTGTCCAGATAGTCAGCAGCGAGTGAGGTGTCGAGCACGGTAAGGTGTGCCGACGCAAGCCGGTGCGTGGTAACGCCAGGAAGAAGCGTGATCTCAATGTCTATGATTGACGTGTCGAGGGGGCAGAGGGGCACGCCCACCGCGCTCAGCAAGTCCCAGGTAAAGTCATCGAACCGGGGAACGTCTGGCACGGCAGGGATTACGCGAACGCGAGGGGCGAGTCCAGCCGCGCTAGCGGTTCCAACGGGTGGCTCTACTGCCATTAGTCCGCCGTAATCGTCAGCATGCCATCAGCGTGCCAAGTTATCACAAAGTCCCCTCCGCCCGATACAATATCCTCGCCAAAGTCCGCGTAGCCAATCACCGGCGAGTCGGCGTCGGCTGCCTCCCGAACGTAAACCACCGCATAGCGCGCCGTAATGCTGGCGCTTCCCCACGTGATGTCGTCCCCGTCTAGCTTGAGAACATTTGTCCCCGCCGTGTAGCCAATCGATGCGCTGGCCAGCGTCGCGCCCTCGTGCGTGTACCCCGCGCCAACAACCTCATTGTCACAGTCGTCCCAATAGTCGTCTGTGTCTTGGTCCACCAAATAGCTGTCCGTGTGTAATGACACCTTGATTGTGTCGGTATCAAAATCTACTATGCCGTTGAGGATCGATTGTAGGCCCAGCCCATACCACTTTAGCGAAACGGCCATATTGACTCCTATCCGTGTGCGGAATATCGAGAGGCGAACGAAATCCCGATGGCTGCGTCGGCGCCCGCATTGTCTGCCGTGAAGGTCAGGTTGTTCGTGCCGTGCTTTGCCACCACGAGCTGTGAGACTCCTCGTTTGCCGAACCAGTCAGTGGATGTATCGTAGAGCATACTCAATTCTTGCGGTTCTAGCGTGAGAATCAATACCTTGCTGACCGCCATTGTCTCGGTTATCGTCAGCACGCGATTATGCTTGTCCGTAACGCTGGGGTTTTCCAGCGTGGTGTCAGCGTCTGTGGTATACGTGATTGTAAGATAGGCGTCCACGTCTCCGGCATTAGCGCAAGAGACATTGACATCGTTGGTGCCGTCGAATACTCCGCTTGGCGTCACCGTCGCGCCATAAAAGGTGGGGTCAGGGCAGACCAACGGGACGTTGACGGTGGCGTTGGCTGGGTCTGTCAGCCCCGCGGCTAGCCACTCTTCGACATCTGTCTCTTCGGACAGCGCGCACTCGATGCTGCGATCGATACTGTTGGGCGCAATATAGTTGAACACGCCTAGCTTCGAGTCCCGCGCATCGACGTAGAACGCGGCCCAGAGCACGCGGATGTTGGTAACGAGATCGCTCCAACTTGTGCCGACGACCCGAATAGGCACGACGATGTTCCTGAACGTCTGCCCGTGTTCCTCGTAGACGCCCACGGGTAGCTTCCGCAGGCTTGCCGTGATGATCGGCTCTACTGTCAGCGAATAGATGCCCTGGGGGCCGGGGTGTACAAGTTGGTAGTCTGTCCCGTTCAGGTCGATCTTCGTAGCTGCCGAGTTGGTGTAGCTACAATCGTTGACTGCCATTAGACATACACCGAGATTCGCCGCATATTGGTGTCTACGTCGTGCGCTAGGTCAAGCTGCTCTGAAAGTGTAGACACCTTTTTCTTGCCCTGCATCACGTCGATTATCAGATGTAGCGTGCTTGCTCCGCCTTCGGCAGGAGGCGTGGCGGGTGCGGGAACGTCCTGCTCGGCCGCATAGTCTTCGATGGCGTGCATTGTCGCGCGCTGAGTGGTCATCGTTCGTATAATCACCGCGTTGATCGCGGCGCGGCTTTGCCTGTACTGTGTGTTCATCAGGTCCGCAACCGTGGTCCCCACTCTCCATAGCGCGGTGGGTATTGCGTCGAGCGCTCTTGTCGCCGACGCGGGGTTGACAGTAGCGGGGCCGCCTGGGTGTCCTCCCAGCATAGACTGTCCGCCGCCGCCCAGCGGCGTCACCTGTACGTGCTCTGGCCCCGACTCGCCTACGCCAATGAGCGTGGGCTTGTTGATAATTGCATCCAGGCCCTGAGCATACCAGTTGACACTCACGCTCGGTACCTTGATGCCCATAATACCCGTGTCTTTCCAGGAGACACTGATGTGCGGCACCTTGATGTGCGGTAGCTTGATCGATCCCAGAAAGCCCTCGATCTCGCCGATCAGCCCTTGGATGCCCTCTTTGGCACTCAGGAAAGGAGCCTCAAGCGCATTCTTGATCGAGTCGTACCAGCCGCTGATAGTCGTCCAGGCGTTAGTCAACCCAGTTGTTATGCTGCTTGATATGTCAGTAAAAAAGACCGCCACTCCCGTCAGAACATCGGTAAACATAGTCGTGAACGCTGTTGTGATGGCCGTCATTATGTCAGGCACAATAGAGTTTCCTACTAGCTGGTCGTACAGCGAAGTAAAGAACCCTACAATGCCATCTATGAATCCGCTTATAGTCCCCTCGACCGCCGCCACAACCATTAGCACCTGTTCTACAATGGCTGTTTTCATGCCCGTCCAGATCTTGACTGCGCCGGTCTTCATTCCTTCCCAGGCGGCGAGCATCTTTTCCTTGTCGCCCTCGATGAGCCCGGCAATCCAAGAAATGGCGTTGCCGATTACCAGAATCATGCCGTCAACAGTTTCTACAATGCCCGTTATAAAGCGTACCAGATGAGGCAGCGCTGCAGTGACGCCCTCTACAAAACCCCTTACAAGACTCAGCGCAATTCCGATGGCAACCACTAGGACGCCGCCGAAGATTTTGGCTGCTCCTTCTAATACAGGCAGCAAGTCTACGAACAATACCTTAATCTCTTCCCAGAGCGGAATGAACTCGGCTCCTGCTTCCTGTAGGCTTGCCCAGGCGGCTGTGAATGTATCGCCAAAGGTATCTCGCAGTACCTGCCCAATGAAACTGAACACTCCCCCTACCGAGGTCTTGATCCCCTCAAACCATAGCCGCATCTCCTCTATTTTCTCTCCAATTGTGGTAACGGTTTGGTCGAATCCGCTCGTTATGCCCGCCCACATGCCCTCAAGCCCCTCGGCTTCAGTTGGGAAGGCAGCCTGAAAGTCTGTCCATGCCTGGGCCGCAAAGCCAGCAAAGCGCGTCGCAATCTCGGCCCCCAATGGATCGAGCGCGACCAGCACGCCTTCCCAGTCGCCTATCTGCACGGCGGCGAAAGCGGCTTCCAAGGCCGTCGTCAGCATTGGTGCTGTTTCGCTTAGTCGCCCCCATGCCAGGCCAACCTTCTCGGTGATAAAGTCACCCAAGAACGTCACCAAAGGAGCCAGGGCATCGCCCAGTCCAGACATGTCTTTGAGACCCGCCGCGATCGCGCCGAACAAACCATTTTCCCCAAAGCCTGCCTGAACGTCTGTCCAGAAGGTGCCGGCCCATGTCTTGACGTTTTCTACCGTCTCTGCGAGGGCTGTCTTTAGCCCTATGGAAAACGCTAGGATGTCGGCTACCGTCTCGTCGCTCAGCCCTAGCTTTTTCAGCGCGCCGTCAAAACGCACAAGCGCGTCAAACCCCTCGCTCCCGAGGGGGCCAATGATTCCCGCCGCTAGGTCAGCGATAATCCCGCCTATGGTCATTAGGTTGTCAACGGCTGGCCCCAGCCCGCCGCTAAGCGCCACGAATCCAGCCACCAACGCGACAATGGCTCCGATAACCAAGCCAACTGGCGAGAGCAGCACGCCAAGAATCGAGGCGAGAGCCCCAAGGATCAGCAGGAATGGCCCCGCTGCCGCGACGATAAGGCCCACGGTGATGATCATTTTCTGTGTGTGCGGATCGAGGTTAGCGAAAGCGGTGACGATCTCGGTGAGCTTTGCAGCGGCGGGAGTAAGAAACTCCTCCATAAACGGCGTCGCGCCTCTTATCATCGTGTCAACGAGTGCTTTCTTCAGAAGCTGCATCTGCCCTTTGAAGCCGCCAATCCGCAGTGTGGCAATCTCTGACGCGGTGTTCGCGTTGGCTATAGCACCCGCCATGTTGTCCCACCCGACCGCCCCTGCATCGAGAAGTGGCGAAAGAGCCTTAATGCCGTGGAATCCGGCAATTGTCTGTAAATAGCTGTTGCGTTGTTGCTCGGTTAGCTCCCCCATAGCGCTGGTGCCGTGCAGTAGCGCGTCACCAAACTCCTTCATAATGACTGGCGCGTCTTTGAGATTCCCATTCAGGTCGTAGAGGCTTAGCCCCAGCTCGCCCAGCGCTTCCGTTACCTTTTCGGTCGGGCGCTGCATGTTCATGAACATCCGCTTGAGGGCAGTCCCGGCCTCTGAACTACGCACCCCTGCTTGAGAAAGGAGCGCAAGTGCGACCGTCACCTGCTCCACGTCCCAGCCGAATAGCGCCAGCATCGGCCCCGTATTCACAAACGCCTCGGCCAGCTCATCCACCTCTGTGACAGATTCGTTTGCTGCTCCAACGAGAAAGTCAAAGGCGTCTCCAAGATCCTCGGCCCCCAAGCCAAAGGTGGTCATCATGGCTACAGCCAGCTCGCCGGCTTGGGTCATGTCAACCGTAGACGCAGCGGCCAAATCGATGATGGGCTTCAGCGCCCCCGTTACTTTGCCCCCGTCTTCAATGACTGCGTTAAGATCCCCGAATATGATAGAGGCCGACTCGCCAGAGCGTAGCAGTTCCGTAACGGCGTCTTGCGCGCCGAGCGCGTCTACGCCAAAGTTCTCAGTAGACGAGCCCACGCTCAGAATAGCCGCCGACAGCAGGGCCATATCATCAACCGTTGGATCGATCAGCCCCTGGATGATGAGCATACCCGCCTCAAAATCCGCAGCGGCCCCTAGGGCCTGCTTGCCAATCACTAGCAGCGGCAAGGAGATCGCCGCCGACATGCGTGCGCCAGCGCGGGACAGCGTTCCCGCTGCCCGCGTGACGATGCTGCTGGCGCTGTTCATGCCTGCAGAAAGGCCGGTGACATCGGCCCCAACGGTCACGAATAGCTTGGCTACTTCACCTGCCACGCCTGGTCCTTTGCTTCATGTCGCTCTCTGCTTTAGACTTGGCTTGGTCCCGATCACTGAGGGCCTTCTTGTAGAGAAAATACCCTCGCCACCGCGCCGCCTCTGCCGTTGTCAGGCGATCTCTATAGATCAGCTCTTCATGTGTCTTGCCTAGCGTCTCGGCCAGTTGGAACTCGAAGAAAAGCTCAGGATCCTTCAGGAAACGAAGACTCGGCTTCGTCTACCGCCTCTTGCGACGTTACGCCGCCGCTGGTCACGCCAGAGATTTTGGCGATTCTGATGTTGATGCGGTCGATCACGCCAGCCTGCTTGGAGCGGATCAGGTCATACTCCGCGCGTGGAATCTTGGGCTCGACAACGGCGTGGGCGAACATCAGCACGTCGACCTTGGTTTGGTCGAGCGCCCCATCCTTCTTGGTCGCCATAGCCCTGATCTTGGTCTGGAGTGCTTTGTCGATGCTGGTGATCCTGACAGCAACGCCCTCGCCCCACTCTGGCACAGGGACTAGCTCTGTCCGACTATCATCCAGTTCCCGAAGTTCCTCCAGCGTAATGGCACGAAGCTCAGTCATATTCCCCTCCCTATGATGTAGAACGCGTAACTGTTCCCGAAATGGTCAGGTCAAAGCTGTACTTGATCGCATCGCCTGTGCTCGCCGGCCCCGGCTTGAAGCTGTTGACCCAAGCATTGAACGTGAACTCCGGGGACGTTCCCGAGCCTGCCGGGTAGTAGATGCAAGCCGTATGCGTGGTGTGGTCGAACGCCGTCCACACAGCCGTGTCTAGCGTAACGTCATAGTCACCAGACACCGAGAACGACCCAACGCGCAGTCCGCCCAGGTTGGTTTTCCAGCTATCGCCAAGGTGGGCCAGCTCCGCCATCTCTCGCTCAAACGATGGGTCTAGTTCAGTCAGGTAGCTGCTGATGTCCGAAGCGCTAAAGTAAAAGTCCGCAGTCAAGCCGTGAATAAAAGCCATCAATACACCTCAGTTTATATTCTGTACCAGGCCACAAAGAACGTAGCGGTCGTGTTGCCGCCAGTAGGGGTCCAACTCACTCTCACATACTGATCGGGGGTGCCCGCTGCCGCTGCAACCTCTTTCATCTCGCTGCCAACAGCCGAGAGTTGGGTGAACTCTACCAGATCGTCCCAGTCCACATCGTTGGCCGAGTCCTCGAGCTTCACGTCCAGGGTGGTTGCGTCCAGCGCAGTGCAGATTAGGTAGGCCCTGCAGCCCAGCACAGACGCCGCCGATCCGTCCTGTGAAGCCCCTTCGCCGGCAGATGTTTCCTCACCCAGCGCGTGAATGACCGTAGCTCTGTCTGCCCTATCTGTGCCGATGACGGTAAAGGGTAGCTTTACGATGTCGTCCCCAGCGGTGATCTTTTCGTCTCCAAAGCGACACTCGCCGCAGTAGCAGGCGTATGCGAGCGTATCGCCCCTGGGTAGGTAGGCCCATACCCGATCGGTTGAGCCGTCGAACCGCGCCCACGCTTGGGCTTCAATCTTGTCTGCTGTCGCGTCGTAAATCCCGGAAAGAGAGATTGTGCAGGTTCTGTGCCCGCCCAGAACTGTTTTCCATTCTGCGCTCAGGGGCGCCGCCTCGGCCATGTCGCGCTCAAACGACGGGTCTACCTCGTCCACAAAGGGAGAAAAGTCCAAGTTGTGGTAGTAAAACTTGGCGCTTAGTCCATGAACAAATGCCATTTATGCCACCTCAATCTTCCACTCGCCACCTCGGTGCTGATACATCACGCCAAACTCACCGCCTTCAGCAAAGTAAAACTCGCTCGTGCGACGCATCACCCACAAGGTTTTCCCGGTCACGTCGAGCGACTGGTCTGTCAACAGCGCGTCTACTCTGGCCATCGCTGTTTGCGCTATAGCATCGCTGTACCCTTCGGCCACACACTTGACCTGGTATTGGTGTTCCGTGCTCACCCTTTGGGTAAAGGTGTACCTGTCCCCTGATCGGATGAGCTGAAACAGAATAAAGGGGTAGGCCGCCCCCTGCGTGGCCACACCCTTGTAGACCCCCGAGACGAGGGTTCCTAGCGTGGCATCGCCATTCAGGATGGCGTAGAGAGCGGTGTCGATGGTCGCGCTAGACATGCTCTGACAGCCTCACGGCAGCCTCGCATCCCGCAGTAAACTCTGGCTCCTCGGCGCCAACTGCAGGCCGGAAACAGGGTCTCGCGGGCAGTCCTCTCAGTCCGTATTCCCACCACGCTTGGATCCCAGTTGAGGGCACGATGTGGGTCAGTTCGCTTTCTGCGTATTCCTCGACGCTTTCGATCAGCTCACCCGTGAGTACCGCGGGGGCCTCTCCGGGAGCGGATGCGGTATGCTGCTTGCCGCCGATGGTGTAGGTCTTGCCATGCTTCGGCTCGCGCATCCGGTCGTGAACGTGCGTTTCAATGTTCTTGGCCGACTGCGCCACTTGACGGGCAAGTGCTTTCCGCACCAGCGGGGTCACGTGCGGTATGTGATTGAAGACTAGCCTGATGTTTTTCATTCCATCCTCAAGCAGATCACACGCGTCTCGGTTTGGTTGGTCTTGCCGCCCTGCTGCCCCAGCACCTCATAGGAGTAGCTATCCACTTCGATGATGTCTTTGGTCTGAACGGTCGTGCTGTAGGGCAGCCCGATATTCCAGATCGAAGTAGCCTTCATCGCCTCGGAAAGCTCCATCTCCGTGGGGAAGTTGAATGGTGCTCCAGGAGCAACCCGGCAACTATAAGTACCCACTGTTGACAGGGTGTCCGTATAGCCGCCCTGAGAGTCAGTAGTATAAGTGGGGCGCTTGAGCGTCGCCGTCTTGTCTCGCTTGGGCGCCACGGCGCTTCGTTTCCGCGTCATCTCGCCAGCGCTGATTGCTCTCACGTATCATCGTTCTCGTCATACGCCTGGTACGGGTCGTCATAGTCAATGGCCACCGGCGTTACTTCATAGTCCGGGTCATAAACCATCGACTCGATCACCGTGCGGGCATAGTTGTCTTTAGCCATGCGAAAGACCTGGCTGCGGTCGTTGCGTCCCGACTCGTCCTCAAAGTCATAGTCGCTGCTCACCTCGGTCAACACAGCAGCCCACACCTCACGCCTTGCCAGCGCTCGTATCTTGATGATGTTGCTGATGCCCGAGATCGAAGTGACATCTACCGTGCCGTAGCGTAAAAGCGCTTCGTTCAGTGGCTCGTCATAGTTTCCGAGGGCAACCGTCCAGCCCAGCGTGGTCGCCACCGCGCCCAGGGCAGTGTTCATGTAGGCTTTCAGCGTGTCCTCTGTGTAGCCAGTAGGAACAGCCACTTACTTTCTCCGTTCCAGCCCGTCGACCACTAGATCCAGAAAGGCGGCCATCTCTTCGTGAAACAGCATGGCTCGCACACCAGCGTCGCGGTGTTGCGGCCGCATGGCTGGGATCAGCCGCCTGGGGACAGCCAGGTTCTTGGCGATCGACCGCACAGAGTCGCCGATGCGTTCTCTGGCAATCGCGTCTCGTTTTGCTTGCGCCGATAGCCGCATATGCTTCTCCTCGGGGCGGGTTGCCCCGCCCCGTGAATAGGTCTAGCTCGCCCAGTTGATGATGGTAGACACGACTAAGCGCCCGTCAGGCATGACAAGTACCAGGTACATCGCATCGGCCCCGCTGGCCTCTATCGTCACGGTCACATCGCCGTCGGCTTCTGAAACCATCAGGCCATACTCGTCCGCCGTGTACTCCAACAGCAGGCCATCGCCTGATATTGCAATACCGCCGCTAGGTGCCGAGTTGACCGCTTCCATGCCTGCCGCGTCCTGAGCCAGATACCACGTACAGGCTGCGGATGCCGTGATAGCATTCCCGGCAATGTCGTTGAATTGAATCGTGATCGTGAAAACGTCACCCGCAACGGATGGGATCGTAAACACTACATCGTTCAATTGGCCCGTCACGCCAAAGTCGGTGGCCGTGACTTTTACGTCTCCGTCGACGTCGTTTGAGATTGACTCGCCTTCGTCGAGCACGATGTCAGCCCCAGTAAAGTCCGCGTTCTCCATGTCAATGCCGTTGATCATGTCGCTTGCGCCAGATGTCATCTCGATGCCGTTGTCCATCTTGGCGCCGCTATTGCTTGCATGGCTGTTCAGGTAAAGGCCCGCCGTCATATCGGATGAACTCTCGACCTGGACACCATAGTCCACCACGGTATCGTTGTGGGTGACGATGAAGATGCCGTTCGTTTCGACCGAAAAATCTTCTGTCGTCGTCGGTCCCCATATGGCATAGATGAGGTTGAGCGTCGCTATGTCACCAGCGCTTTCCATACCGCCGCTGGTCCCACCGTGAATTGCTAGGCCCAACGCAGACACGTTGTCATCCACCGTGTAGGCCTGGGTCTCATTCAAGTTGACCAGGGCGTCTATGGCGTGTAGCTGGTTGACCGCCACCGGCGCCGCTGCCGTGCGCAGGTCCATACGAGCGCGTAGGCCGTAGGCGTTCTGTACGTCCTCGTCCACGTGCGATTCACTGTAGATTCCGTTGCTGCCGCCCGCAGCCATATCGGCGCCCGAGGTCCAGACGGCATGTACCATCTCGGTATA